TCTTTTAGGTGGAAGGATGGTATAAAAGATAGTGAGGTTATTTGGACACCGGATGAGCGTGGAAGATTTTTAGTTTCATGGACACCAAAGGTGGGGTTACAAAATAACATTGTAACACGAAAGGGTTACAAATATCCGGGCAATGAACACCTAGGAGCCTTCGGATGTGATAGTTACGATATATCAGGTACTGTAGGTGGAGGAGGTTCTAATGGAGCTTTACATGGGTTGACTAAGTTTTCTATAGAAGATGCTCCTGACAATCAGTTCTTTTTAGAATATGTTGCAAGACCTCAAACAGCTGAGATATTTTTTGAAGAAGTTTTGATGGCTTGTGTATTTTATGGGATGCCTATATTGGTGGAGAACAACAAGCCTAGACTTTTGTATCATTTTAAAAACAGAGGATACAGAAGGTTTTGTATAAACAGACCTGATAAACATTTTACAAAACTATCTAAAACAGAAAAAGAATTAGGTGGGATACCTAACACAAGCGAAGCAGTTAAACAAGCTCACGCCTCTGCAATAGAATCCTATATAGAAAAGTACATAGGAATTGATTTTAATTCTGACTTTAGAGAAGAAGAAAGTATGGGTTATATGCCGTTTACTCGAACTCTAATGGATTGGGCAAGATTCGATATAAGTAATAGAACTAAGTACGATGCAACAATTAGCTCAGGCTTAGCTATAATGGCTTGTCAAAAGCATCTATATCAGCCTGAAAAAAAAGAGTCAAGAATTATGTTTAACTTTGCAAGGTATACTAATACGGGCATACAAAGCGAAATTATCAAATGAAAGATGTAACAGTAAATATTACATCTGCAGGGTTTCCTAGTCAGTTTGTATCTGATGCTGAGAAAGCTACAGATGAATTTGGACTACAGATAGGACAAGCCATTCAATACGAATGGTTTAAAAAAGACGGAAACTCCTGTAGATTTTATGACCAATGGAGGCAATTTCATAGACTTAGACTTTACGCAAGAGGAGAACAATCAATCAAAAAATATAAAGACGAGTTAGCAATTGATGGCGATTTGTCGTATTTGAATTTAGATTGGACACCGGTTCCTGTAATACCTAAGTTTGTTGACATTGTTGTCAATGGAATGGCAGATAGATTATTTAAGGTAAAAGCTTACGCACAAGATGCAATGTCCCAAGCCAAGCGTTCTAAATACCAAGACATGGTAGAAGGACAAATGGTCTCAAAAGACTTTCTACAGAACCTCAAACAAAAATCAGGAGTAGACCCGTTTACTGTAAGTCCTGAAGAGCTGCCTCAAACTGATGAGGAACTGTCTTTATACATGCAGCTCAACTATAAACCTGCAATAGAAATAGCCGAGGAAGAAGCTATTAATACAATATTAGAAGAAAACAAATACTTAGATTTAAGAAAACAGTTTGATTATGACCTTACAGTTTTAGGTATAGGTGTAGCCAAGCATGAGTTCCTTCCCGGAGCAGGTGTGCAAATTAAATATGTCGACCCTGCAAACATAGTGTATAGTTATACTGAAGACCCTCACTTCAAAGATTGTTTTTATTGGGGTGAGATAAAGACTATACCAATTATAGAGTGTAAAAAAATTGACCCAAGTTTAACTAACGAAGACTTGGAAGAAATATCTAAATATAGTCAGTCATGGTATGACTACTATAATGTTGCTCAGTTTTATGAGAATGATATTTTTTATAGAGATACTGTAACTCTAATGTATTTTAATTATAAGACCACAAAGAAGATGGTCTATAAGAAAAAGATTATGGAAACAGGTGGGACTAAGGTTATCGAAAAAGATGACCAATTTAATCCACCACCTGAAATGCAAGAGGAAGGTAACTTTGAAAAGATATCTAAAACTATAGACGTATGGTATGACGGAGTCATGGTTATGGGAACTAACATTTTACTTAAATGGGAGTTAGCTCATAATATGGTTAGACCAAAATCTTCTAGTCAATATGCACTACCTAATTATGTGGCTGTTGCGCCAAGAATGTATAAAGGTGTAATCGAATCTCTTGTTAGAAGAATGATTCCTTTTGCAGACTTGATTCAAATGACTCATTTAAAACTACAGCAAGTTATTGCTCGTGTAGTTCCTGATGGTGTGTATATAGATGCTGACGGATTGAATGAAGTAGATTTAGGAACAGGCAACGCCTATAATCCTGAAGATGCTTTGAGGCTGTACTTCCAAACCGGTTCGGTTATTGGTAGGTCTTATACTCAGGATGGTGAGTTTAATAATGCAAGAGTTCCTATTAAAGAACTTCAGTCTTCTTCAGGGAGCTCAAAAACACAAATGCTTATTGCTAATTACAATCATTATTTAGGAATGATTCGTACAGTAACAGGATTAAATGAAGCAAGAGACGGAAGCACACCTGACCCTGATTCCTTAGTTGGGTTACAAAAACTTGCAGCACTTAATTCAAATGTAGCTACTCGTCATATTTTAGATGGAAGTTTATTTATCTATAGAAGTCTAGCCGAAGCTTTAACTTATAGAGTTGCAGACATTCTAGAGTATTCAGATTTCAAAGATGATTTTGTAAATAAAATCGGAAGGTATAATGTGAGCATACTTAATGATATTTCTGACTTGTATATATATGACTTTGGAATATTTATTGACGTATCTCCTGACGAAGAACAAAAGCAGCAATTAGAACAAAATATTCAAATGGCTTTATCTAAGCAAGATATTAATCTTGAAGATGCCATTGATATTAGAGAATTAAAAAATATAAAACTCGCAAACCAATTGTTAAAGTTAAAGCGTAAACAAAAACAAGAGCGAGAAGAACAAATGGCTATGCAGAAACAAGCGATGACTGCACAGCAAACCATCAAGCAACAAGAGATGGCTGCACAACTTGCAATACAAAAACAGCAACAAGAGATGCAGGGCAAGATGCAGTTAAAACAAGCAGAGATAGCTTTTGAAATCGAAAAGATGAAAAACGAAGCTATGCTTAAATCTCAATTAATGGCTGAAGAGTTTAGATACAATCAGGAATTAAGAGGTATTTCTGAAACAGCACTTCAGGAAAGGGAGACTCAAAGAGAGAAGGCAAAGTCAAAAAGGATTAGTCAACAAAATACTGAGCAATCAAAATTGATTAATCAACGTAAGAATAATTTGCCTCCTCAAAACTTTGAATCTAATGAAGATAGCTTGGATGGATTCGATTTAGCAGAGTTTGACCCTAGATAAAAAATGCTAAATATTTATATTAACTTTGTAAAAAATTAAATCAAATGGAAATTAAAGTAAGAGCCGTTGAGGCTGAAGAAAAGTCTACAGCACAAGTTGAACAAGAGTTGTTAGACAAAAAGGAACAACAAGATGAGCTTCAAGTTCAAGAGGTTGTTGAAAATAAAACAGAAGTGGCAACAGAAGAAGCTACTCCTGAAACGAATGTAGAAGAAGTGGAACCCACTTCCGAAGCTCCCTCTTCAGAGCTAAATGAAGAAGACGTTCTTTCATTTATTAAGAATAGATACGATAAAGATGTTGCATCTGTAGGACAGCTGTTTGAGGAAAGAGAATCAAACGAAGAGTTACCTGAAGATGTTGCAGCATATTTTGAGTATAAGAAAAAGACAGGCAGAGGAATTGAGGATTATGTAAAACTTAATCGTGATTTCGATGCTATGGATGAAAACCAACTGCTTTCAGAATATCTTTTATCTACGGGTGAAGCTATTGACAAAGATGACGTGGAGTTATTGATGGATGAGTATTCGTATGATGAAGAAGTAGATGAAGACAGAGATATTAAGAAAGCAAAGTTGGCTAAGAAAAAGGCTATTGTAAAAGCTAAAAAGTTTTTTAAAGAGCAAAAAGAAATGTACAAGCAACCCCTTGAGTCAAGTACGGATGCTATTTCTGAAAGCGACAAAGAAGCTTTAGAAGCTTATAATCAATATGTACAACAGGCGAAAACCCACGAGGAAGAGAACAAAAGGAAACGAGATTGGTTCTTAAAAAAGACCGATGAAGTTTTTCATTCGGAGTTCAAAGGTTTTGACTTCAAAGTTGGTGAAGACAAAATGTTAACTTTTTTACCTTCTAAAGATGTACAGGAAATCAAAAAGTCTAATTCTGATTCCATGAATTTAATAAAAAAGTTCATGAATGAAGAAACAGGTTTGTTGGAAGATGTACTTGGATATCATAGGGCGATAGCTATTGCAAAAAATCCGGAGCGTTTTGCTAAGTTCTTTTATGAGCAAGGCAAAGCAGATGCTACAGAGGATGTTGCTAGGAAAATGAAAAATGTCAAAATGACTGACCAAGCAGCACCACAAGTAACACGAACAAAGGATGGGATGCAAATTAGGTCTGTCTCGAAACCATCGAGTAAAGGTCTAAAAATTAGAAGTTTAAAAAAATAAGTTAAAAGTTAAAAATTAGAAATTATGGCAGGTAATTTTTCAGGTCCCGGTTTTGACCTTCAGCCATCAGCACAACAAGTGCCGTTGGCATCAAACTATATTACCAACTTTGACTTCTTGAATCAGTATCTTCCTGATACATATGAGAAAGAATTTGAAAGATATGGTAATAGAACAATTAGTAGTTTCTTGAGATTGGTAGGAGCAGAGCTTCCTTCTAACTCAGATTTAGTAAAATGGGCAGAGCAAGGTAGATTGCACGTTAAGTATACTCAAGTAGGTACAGCTGACGGTGCAGGTACTCTTGACCCAACTTTCCAAGTTAACGACCCTGCAGCTCCTGCAGGTCAAGTTACAACAGGACAGGACCCATTCTCAGCACAAGGTGGTATTGCCATCAGAGAAGGGCAAACTGTTGTTATTCACCAAAACGATGGTTCAGGTGAAAACAAAGGTATTGTAACTGACGTTGACTTAACTGTTTCTCCAATCACTTTCCAAGTTGCTCTTTATGAAGCAGGTGGTCTTGTGACTGCAGGTACAGGTGCAGGTAACGCTGACGTTACTGTATTTATCTACGGTTCTGAATTTAGAAAAGGAACAGCAGGAATGGAAGGTTCTTTAGAGTCTGATGACTTTATCTTCGAGAACTCACCAATTATCATTAAAGATACTTACGAAGTAAGTGGTTCTGACATGGCTCAAATTGGTTGGGTAGAAGTAACTACAGAGAACGGTGCTACAGGATACCTATGGTATATGAAGTCTGAGCACGAAACAAGATTGCGTTTTGACGATTATCTAGAAACTGCGATGGTAGAGGCAGTTCCTGCAGAAGCAGGTTCAGCAGCATCTAACGCAGGTGCAGGTGCAGGTCTAAACCCAACCTATGGTAATAAAGGTTCAGAAGGTATTTTCTACACAGTAGGTGATAGAGGTAACCTTTGGACTGCAGGTTTCCCTGATGCACTAGCTGACTTCGATACTATTATCGGAAGACTAGATGCTCAAGGAGCGATTGAAGAAAATGTTATCTTCTTGAACAGAGACTTTGGTTTTGCTATCGATGATATGTTGGCAGCTCAAAACTCTTACGGTGCAGGTGGTACTTCTTACGGATTGTTTGACAATGACGAAGAGATGGCACTTAACCTAGGATTCTCAGGATTCAGAAGAGGATATGACTTCTACAAGACTGATTGGAAATACTTGAACGACCCAACAATGCGAGGCGGATTAGCTCTTGGTGCTGTTGGTGTAGGTGGTTCAGGTTCAATCAACGGTCTTTTAGTTCCTGCAGGTTCTACAACTGTATACGACCAAATCCTTGGTAAAAATGCTAAGAGACCATTCTTGCATGTACGTTATAGAGCTTCAGAAACTGAAGATAGAAGATATAAGACTTGGATTACAGGTTCTGCAGGTGGAGCTGCTACATCATCTTTGGATGCTATGCAGGTTAACTACCTATCAGAAAGATGTGTTTGTACAATGGGTGCAAACAACTTCGTACTGTTCGAAGACTAATATTATTTATGAGGAAGAGGGGGTGCTTATGCATCCCCTACTCCTTTTTTACTTTTAAATCGAATCAAAATGAAATTAGAAATTAAAAACAGAGTTTATAAACTCACCCGAAACAAAGCACCATTGTCGTGCATTATTCCCTCAAGAAGTTCAAAAAGAAGTCCTTTGTTATACTTTGATGAAAGCCAAGGTATCAACCGAGCTTTGCGTTATGCAGTAAATCAAAAGAGTTGTTTTGAAGACGAGCAAGATGGCAACGTAGTAGTAACACCTATCATATTTGAAGATGGTTTGTTGCGAGTTCCAAAAAACAATCCTGTGCTACAGCAGTTTTTACACTACCATCCTTTAAACGGAAAGAAGTTTGAAGAAGTTGTTGTAGAAAAAGATGCTCAAAAAGATTTAGACGTAATGACCATGCAAGTAGATGCGTTGGTTGAAGCTAAGTCTTTATCACTAGAGCAAATGGAAAACATTGCTAGAGTTTTATTTAATACAGATATCAGTAAGTTAAGTTCTGCAGAGTTAAAAAGAGATATACTTGTGTTTGCTAAAAACAACCCAACTGTATTCTTGAATGCAATCAATGACCCTGAATTGAAGTTGTTGTCTACTGTACAAAAATTCTTTGATAACAAGGTATTATCTTTTAGAAACAAAAAAAGAGACGTACACTACAATCTTGAAGGAAACAAAAAAAGATTAGTAGCCATTCCATTTGGTGAAAACCCGATTGAATTTTTAGCATCGTGGTTTAAGTCAGATGATGGGTTAGATGTATTAGACTTTTTAGAGAAACAAATCTAAGGACTTAGTACGAATGCGTAAGAAGGGGGGTTTTAAAGACCCCTCTTTTTTTTTATGTATCTTTGTAGAAAGATTTTTGCAGATGATTAACTCAGTTAGAAATACGGTATTATCGATACTGAATAAGAATAATTACGGTTATATTTCTCCTGCCGATTTTAATCTATACGCTAAACAAGCTCAGCTAGATATTTTTGAGGATTACTTCTATCAATACAACTATCAAGTTAACGCAGAAAACGCAAGACGTTCAGGCACAGGTTTAGCTGATATTAAAAAAGGTTATGAGGAAGTTATTAATTTATTTTCTCGTATAGACTTTTTAAGTTCTTTGGGCGGTCAAAGTTTTTCTGCACCCACAGAAACCACTACAGGGTTTGATTATTATTTGCTTAATAACATTTTTATTTACACGATTACTATTGCTACAGGTCAAAACACTAGTGCATTAGCTAATCAATTAGAAGACAATACAAAAAACTTTAACGCTTTAGGAGTAAAGGTGGGAGATGTTGTTGTAAACACCACTACTAATACATCTGCTCAGGTAATTGGTATTGCATTGCCTGATACGTTGATTTTAGATGCAGATATATTTACAGTAGTAGGGCAAGATTATATTCTATATGATGGACAGCGTGGAGTAAACGAAGCTGAGAAAGTAACTAATAATAAAATATTAATGCTGAACAGCTCGTTACTTACAACTCCCACAGAAATGTTCCCTGCTTACACAGAGAACGGAGATATTTTAACTCTATACCCCAACAGCATAACATCTTTCGGACAAGTTAGATGTCAATACATTAGGTATCCTGCAGACCCTCAATGGACTTATGTTCAGTTACTAGGAGGAGAACCGTCATTTGACCAATCTCAACCTGACTTTCAAGACTTTGAGTTACCACTTGATGATGAGCCTACATTGATAAATAAAATATTACAATATGCAGGAATGTCTATTAGAGAAATACAGGCAGTTCAATTTGCTCAATCCGAAGAAAACATTGAGACCCAATCAGAAAAATAAAATAGATGTATATAACTAATTATCAATATTACGAAAACGGAGGAGTAGCACCAACCAATGCTAATTGGGGGTCATATCAATATGTTAGTTTAGAAGACATCGTAAAGAACTTCATGTTAATGTATGCAGGGAATCACAGCCTTGTAAACAATGAAGAGCGTTATAAAGTTTTATTTCACGCAAAAAGAGCAATACAAGAATTAAACTATGATGCGTTTAAAGAAATAAAAATATTAGAACTTAATGTGTGTAATACACTACGATTTGTTCTGCCTCCTGACTACGTTAATTGGGTAAGAATATCTCAGTTTAAAAATGGTATGTTATACCCATTGACAGAGAACATTCAAACCAATTGGAGCGATGCTTACTTGCAAGATAATAATTGTAATATTTTGTTTGACCAAGATGGTAATGTGCTAAAACCTGAAATGTCTGAATTAGATTATGCAAGAATTACAGGTAGCAAGAGAAGTATTTACCTAAATCAAAACAGCATATTTAATGGATACGAAGGTTATTGCTGTGATGGATATTGGTATTTTGATTATACTATTGGTTCTAGATTTGGATTAAATACAGAAACAGCAAATGCTAATCCAACATTTAGTATTGATAAAAAAGGAGGGGTTATAAATTTCAGCTCCGGCATGTCAGGTGAGCTATGTGTATTGGAGTATGTTTCTGACGGAATGGAGAACGGAGACAATTCACAAATTAGTGTAAACAAATTATTTGAAGAATACATATATGCCTACATTGAATATGCCATTTTAAACTCTAAGGTGGGTGTACAAGAGTACATCATCAACAGAGCAAGAAAACGAAAAGGAGCGTTATTAAGAAACGCTAAACTTCGTATAAGTAATATTCATCCCGGAAGATTGTTAATGAATCTTAGAGGAAGAGATAAATGGCTAAAGTAAAAAGATGGCAAATCTATCTAGAAATTTTATAAAGGGTAAGATGAATAAAAGTCTCGATGAGAGACTTGTGCCTAATGGTGAGTATGTAGATGCCTTAAATGTTCGGTTGGGTTCAACTGAAGATTCAGAAATAGGTTCTGTAGAAAACTCAAAAGGTAATGACCGTCTTACTACTATTAGCTTTGAAGGTCAAGAGCTTTCGGCTAATGCTAGATGTATTGGCGCATACGAAGAGGGAGAAAACGAAACACTATATTGGTTTGTACATGACCCATCTTTTGCTAATGGAGCAACGGGAAAGTTAGATATGATATGCTCCTATGACACTAAGAATGGTATATTAACATATCATGTCATCAGTATAGATGACGGTAATGGAGCAAACACAACACTTAATTTTGATACTCAATATTTAATAACAGGAGTAAACCTAATAGGAGACTTGTTGTTTTTTACAGACAACTTAAACCCTCCAAGGTTTATTAATATTTTAAAAACCTACACAAATCCTATAGCAAATGTAGACCAATTCTCTGCAGAAGAAATATTGGTTATAAAAAAACCACCTCTTAATTCACCGGGAATTGTTCCGTTAGCAACAACAAGTGATAATAATTATCTTGAAGATAGATTTGTAAGCTTTGGATATAGATACAAATATGCAGATAGCGAATACTCTGCAACTTCTCAATTTTCTAATCCGTCTTTTATTCCGAAGCCTTTTGATTTTACTACTCAAAATTATTTGAATGAAGGTATGATTAACTCCACCAATGTGGTCGAGATAACATACAATAGTGGCGGTCCTTTAGTGGTGGGAGTAGACTTACTATTCAAAGACATGAATAGTGGTACTATAAAAGTTATAGAAAAACTAGACAAAGCAGATTTAGGTTTAGCTAATGACACAGATTATACTTATACATTTAGCAACAGTAAAATATTTACAATTCTAAGTGATAGTGAAATCCTTAGATTGTACGATAACGTACCTCTTTTGGCTCAAGCTCAAACTTTGA